TAGCAGTATTAATTGTACCATTTAAGTCACCACTAAATGTAGTAGCTGTTGAAGTACCACTTATAGTAACAGAGTTTGGTAATCCAATTGTTACTATATTACCTGTTGCACTTGTCTCAATCTCATTTGCAGTACCTGCAACAGTTAATGTCTCACTATCAAGGTCAATTGCAATTGTGCCACTGTCTGTTGTAATATCTAAATCTTCAGCAGTGATTTGTGTATCTACGTAATCTTTAACAGCTGCTGATGTAGGTAATGATGTATCATTGTCACTAGACCCAATACCTTCTGCTTCAGTTACAATAGCTGTACCTTTGAAGTTATCTACCTCAATGTTAGATACTGTATTATTGTCTGCATCAATAGTCTTGTTAGTTAATGTGTCAGTAGTAGCTCTACCTACAAGTGTATCAGATGCTGTAGGTAATGTAACTGTACCTGTGTTACTAATACTACTTATGACAGGAGTAGTAAGTGTTTTGTTTGTAAGTGTCTGTGTACCTGTAAGTGTAGCAACTGTGCTATCAATAGCTACAGTAAGTGTATTGCCTGAACCTGAAGTATCAATACCTGTACCACCTGCAATGTCTAACGTTTCGCTGTCTAAGTCAATGCTTAATGCTCCACCTGAGTCACCTTGAAAGTCTAAGTCCTGTGCAGTAACTTGTGCATCCACATAAGTCTTGATAGCTTTGGCAGAAGCTAGAGTGTCATCACTAGCAGATACACTTGATAAGTCAGTATCTAGTACACCTGATTTAAGATTGTCAACTTCAATGTTAGAAACAGTATTGTTGTCTACGTCTATTGTTTTATTAGTAAGTGTTTGTGAACCTGTTAATGTAGCTACAGTAGAATCTATTGCAAAGGTAACAGTATTAGAACTACCACTTGTATCAATACCTGTGCCACCTGTGAGAGTAAGTGTCTCACTATCTAAGTCTATGTTTAATGCACCACCTGTATCTGCTTGGAAGTCTAAGTCTTGAGCAGTTACTTGTGCATCTACATATGCCTTAACAGATTGCTGTGTAGGTACAAGAGTAGCACTATTAGATACCATGTTGTCTTCATCAACAAAGGCTGTAATAGTTATTGAACCATCAGATAAGCTACCATAAGTAAGTGTACCTGATACGTCTGCATTACCATTTATGTCAATTGTTGGTGCAGCTATTTGGACTTCTGTGTCGGCAACAATGTCAAGTTGACCATCGGCACTTGAGTTGATGTATAAAGCTGTATCTCTGAATTGTAGCTTCTCTGTAGAAGCAATAAGTATGTCATCACTGAACTCAAAATAATCCTCATCTTCCATCCACTTCATTACACCATCGTTGGATTCACCATCGTATGTAACTGTGATATCTGTACCTGCTGTGCCATCACCTATTGTGATTGCTGTACCTAATAGCTTAGTGATAGGACCACCTTCAGCAGTCGTACCATCATGGGTGTGCCCTGTACTTGCAGCGAAGGCAGCTAATAACTGATTGAACTCATCATTGGTATGAGCTGCAGTAATTATGTCTCCATCTGTGTACGAGGATTGTCTAGTGTATGTAGCTCCCATTTATCTTCTTGCTCCTAATTGATATTCTAACTGAAAACCTTTAAGTGAATACGGTGCACTTCCTGTTCCATCTCTCACTCTTAATGCCACAGCAAAACCTGAACCTTCTACTGCCTGTCTAACTAACGGTTGTGCAGCACCACCATATGTAGGTACTCCATATACTGATGTACCATATATAGCAACAACATCTCCTGAGTCTAAAGGATATGCTGCAGGTCTAGATGAATTAGCATCTTCATAGTCATACCGTAAAAACAAATCAGCATCTACAGTTGATTCTGGTTTATAATTTATAATAACCCTTTGCATATGCTTTCTTATTCCGGGGTCATTAAAAGTTAAATCAGGACTTCTATATTTACCTGCTATGTTTACGCCATCAAAGGTATCACCTGATTCCTGCCTATAAATATACCCATCGGCATAACCACCATGTAAAACTATTACATCTCCATCATCAACAAAGTGGTCAGTAGCAGAGGGTTTTATACCTCTAAGTTCTGCAAACTCAAACTTTTGTCCTCTAAGTGAACATATGATACCTTTAGTTTGATTATCTACAGTACCACTTTTAGTAAAGAATATTCTGTATTGTGTCTTGTCAGGTATAACTGTGCTATCAAATTCTGATGCACTAGCTATGTTATCATTAAATATAGACTGTACATTAGAGCTTATAGTGCCCAACTCCACGTCACCGATTCTAGCTGTACCTGCGATGGTACGCAAGCCATCAGGACCAAGAAAGATAAGGTCACCAGCAAATTCTTGAATCGTGTCACCATTTATACACCCTATGTCTCTTGTTACATCTGCTATAGCAAAGTCTGAAACAGAAGAACCTGCTAACTTAAATATTCTATTTTCACAAAAAATAAATAAGTTATCTCGGAAAACTTTAATACCTACAATATTATCATCAACTGCAATAGAGCCTGAACCTGCACCACTTGAAAAATCATCTTCATCAAAAGGCTTACTAAATACTAGCTCTTGTGGTGTGCCTGACATACCTGAGTAAAACATGTGGTCTCTAAAGGCAGCTACGTGTTTTGCACCTGCTACAGAAGATGCTGAAACATCAGTAGCAGTTAATGAAGTATTAAAAACAGTAGGAGCATTAGTACCATCTACAACAATTAATTTATCATTGTTATCAAAATTAAATCTTTCAAACCTATACTTACCTGCATTTGTTCTACCACTATCTATGCTAGTCCATGAACCACCACCCGGGTCTGCACTATAAATGCTCTCACCTCTAGCTGCTAACACTTTACTACCAAAGGTAACAACCATTAATATTTTTTCAGTAGAAGATGCTGTCTCTGGTACAACTACTGAAACGTATTTAGAGAAGCCATTTATTCTTCTGTAACCACCTGTAATGTCAGGCTCAAAGTTTTCTAGCTCTAATGCTTCACCCGGTTGCATCATAAATGTAGATTTATTTAATACTAAACCACCTTCACAAGTAAATGCTGAAGGCACTATCTGAGATTGGTCTGCCATATTAGCTTACTCTTAGATTTAGTGTAGAACTATTACTTCCTGAACCTGATTGTGGTATATAGGTAGACCTCACATAATCAAATCTATTAACTAATAGTGTTTGGATATTCTTTATGCCCTGCTCAAATCTTCCAAAATTTAATTGATACTGTTGCGTCTCACCCCTATACTGATAAACAAATGCTGTTGCACCATCTACTATAACAGCTGCAAACCTATCAGGTACTGTTGTTACATCGTCAAAAGCAGACAAATCTGCAGGAAATGAAAAATAATCGTATTTAATAGTATAAGATTTTTTTGGAAATGGATATAAAAGATAGTTATTATCAGGGGTTCTTATAACAAACTCAGGAACACCACCGCCATCAAACTGTGCTACTGTAACACCACTATCTATTGAAGCTGCCGTAGTGCCACCCGCACCTCTTGTGCATCCTGTAAAGGTTGTGCCTGTAGTTCCTGTATACGTAATCTTTTCATTACCTATAAATAAAGTACCCGCACTATCAAAACCTGTAGTACTTATAACTGTTATAGTTGTTACGCTATCTGTGTGTGTTGTGCTTGTTGTTGTACTATTTATTTCGTCTTCTTGTGTAATAAAATTATTAACGTAGTCATTATAATTTAATATTTTTAAGTTGCCACCTGCTATGCCTAAAGTAGAATCTTTAATAATTCTAAATGTATTGTAATCTATAGTTTTAGTTGTAGTAGGTACAGAATATCTAACTACTCCTGCTATTAATATTTTAGTATCAGTAGCATGATTGAAAGGGTATTGAAATTCTTTCTGATTTATATATCTTATAGCTTCATTTACAGCGTTTTGGCATTGAACTTGTATACCCCTAGCACTAGAAAAGGTTGCTGAAGTTAATGCAACCTCATTCAACCTTGCTATTACTTTATTTGTTAGTGTTAGGTAAGTCTCTGCCATAATAATTCCTAAGTAAATAAGAGAGCAAGTTGCCCTGCTCCCTTATGTATAATTTAAGCTAAAGTGTCTCTATCAACTTCGTTAGCTGACATGTCACCTTGGTCACTGATATCCATCATTGCTGCATATACACGGATTTTACCTGCAGTAAATGACGCACCTGTACCTGCTAATAACACATCAATGGTGTCAGCAGAAGTGGAAGCAGTCAAACCTGTGATTGCAATCTGAGGAGCATAAGCACCATCGGCAGCACCATCAATATCAAAAGTTGCAACAAACTCATCAACGTCACCACCTGTGAAACCAAGTGATGCTGTTGCGTCTGTACCAGTATTCTGAGTTGCACTTTCTACAACCTGAAGACCTGCAGCCACAACAAGAGTATTAGCTGGAACTGTGATAGCTTGAATGGTATCACCATTAGGACTAATGCTATTAGCAGTTAAGTCAATAACGTTATCTATATAGTATACGTTTCTGCCTCTCTGGGAGTTGCCAGAAGCGGCTTTAAGAACAGCAGTAATATTCGCCATAATCTAATCTCCCTTACGCTAAGTGATATATACAAGTAGAGATTGCTTCAGGGCGAAGTATCTTTCTACCGTACAAATGCATACCACGAACAATATCAGCAAAAGAATCAGGGTCTCTATAAGTCTCTGTC